CTGAGTCATGGTGCCCCCCGTGGCTTGCGTGGATTTTGCGAATCCAGCCCAATCCTGGGCTGCAATTCGTGAAATAGGGGGGCCTCGAGTCGACTGCGGGCTTCACCACTAGGATCGTGCGCGGGGAGCACCCAGACATTGGTGTGAAGTTCAACACCTTTGTGAGAGGGACAGTCCCTAACGGTGGGGAGCACGTGGAACGCAGTCCGCTTGAGGAACAGCGGCCCAGAACGCTATACAGGTTTACCAGTCTTGGTGGGCCCAACGCGTTTGTGGTGCATAATAATAATTACTTGAACCAACGACGTGGGTTGCTGGAAAGGGTCATGTTTGTGGAGGGCCCAGGGGGAGCTTTGCAGGAGCCCCCCGCTCCAGCTGATAAGGTGTTGAGAAATAGGTTAAGGAGTTTTGCGCGTCAGTTTGACCGAGAACCCAACTGCCACCCGTGGGCCATGGAGCAATTCGTGGAGCACTACGATGGTCGTAGGAAGGTGATCTACAGTCAGGCTGCAGAAAGCCTACGAGCAGTGGCTATTCGTCGCCAAGATTCCTACCTAGCCACCTTTGTGAAGGCCGAGAAGACCGCCATCACGGCGGCAAAGCCTGACCCAGCTCCGAGACTTATCCAACCTCGGGGTCCACGGTATAACTTGGCTGTTGGCTGCTACATTTCACAACTTGAGAAGCGAGTGTATAAGCGCATTGCATATGTTTGGGGAGGTCCCACTGTGATGAAGGGTTACAATGCCAAGCAGGTTGCAAGGCATATACTGGACGCGTGGGAGGCCTCTGGCTTCAAGGAGCCGTGCGCTATCGGCCTGGATGCTTCGCGTTTTGATCAGCATGTGTCAGTCGACGCCCTCACGTGGGAGCACGAGCGGTACTTGCGCTTCTTTAAAGGGCTTGATAGAGCAACCCTCAATGAGCTGCTTTTGTGGCAGCGTTTTAACAAGGGGTTCATCAGGTCTCATGAGGCAACAATCAAGTACACAAAGGCTGGTTCCCGCATGAGTGGTGACATGAACACAGCACTGGGCAATTGTTTGCTTATGTGCGCGATGGTCTACGCGTTGTGTGAGGAGCTGGGGATCCGCGGTAGGCTCTTTAACAATGGCGACGACTGCCAAGTCATTATGGACAGGGCGGATGAATGTCGCTTTAGAGCCGCTGTGCAACCCTGGTTCCTCCAGATGGGTTTCAACATGAAGGTAGAACCCACAGCCTATGAACCGGAGCACATCGAGTTTTGCCAGACCAGGCCTGTGTATGACGGGGCTGAATGGGTGATGTGCCGTGACCCACGTGTATGCCTGGCCAAGGATTGCGTCTCGACGTTGGATTTATCCAACTCCAAGGCGCAGACCAAGTTGTTGGGTAACATAGGGGATTGCGGCCTGAGTCTTGCAGGAGGCCTGCCAGTAATGCAGGAATTTTACAACGCAATGCGTCGCAACGCCACTGGCCGCTTTCAGCGGGCAACGCCACAGTTGGACTCCGGGTTTGCTAGGCTGGCCGCAGGGATGTCACGGCACTATGCTGAGGTTACCCCCAGAGCTAGATATAGCTTTTGGAGGGCCTTTGGCATTGAGCCTGACCTACAGCTAGCGCTCGAGTCAACGTTAAAACAGTGGACGTATGCGCCTGGTGCCCCGAGGGTATCTTTGAATAATTGTGATACCGATCCACTGTTTACCGCTAATCATTTATTGTGATCTTATATCATCCGGCTGGTTGTTATTAGCCACTTCAACCATGGCCAAGAAAGCGCGCAGGGTAGTCAAGAGCAAGGCCAAGAAGCCCCGTTCAAAAGGAAAGGGACGATCAAAAATGGAGGTTGCCGGGGAGAGCCATCGGCACCTCCTGGCTTACGACCAGATGCTTCGAGATCCGTGCAATGCTAACCTTGTCGCGCCACCTTACCGTGGTACTGATAGTGGGTATCTCATTCGCACTACTGACAATATCGCTGTTACTGCTACCGGCGCTGGCC